GGTGTTGTTCTATCGTCGTGATCGGAACAACCTGACCCGCAAAACCAAAATCGGCAAAGCCTTCCTGCGGAACAATGATGTGATCAATGTCTGCTTGGAGGTTCTGCCTCTCGTCAACGAACATGGGGAATGCTGGATCACTCTGGCCCCATATAATCCAGATCATGTGGAAAATGACTAAGTTTATCACCGACCAAATGATGGAGGAGGCTCTCGACTTCCTTGCGATGTCATCAGAAAACCTTGCTCAGGCGCGGGCCAATCGTGTCCGCGCCGAGCATGCAAGAAAAAGGGTCAGGGCAAACCTGATCCTCAATTCAATGGAGAAGTCAGTCGTTCTGCGCGAAGCAGATGCGGAGACGGATCAGCGATATGCCGAGGCTGTCGATGCTGAGTGCGAGATGATTCGCTTGGATGAATATTATCGGGCCGAACGAAATCGGTGCGATGCCATCATTGAGGCTTGGCGGTCTGAGCAGGCCAATGCCAGAGCAGGAAGCAAGTTCCAGTGAGCAAAGACGAAATCATCAGCCGTCTGGCTAAAGACATGGAGAAAAACCCACGCTTTAAAGGGCGTGTGTGGTCGAAAGACTATGTCCGCGTCTGGATGGCTGGTGAGATTGCTTTAGGTGAGTTCACTGGGATCGCGCCGTCTTTTGAAAGCAAAGTTCACGGAGATGGTGGCGAGGATTCGCACATATTCATTGATGGCAAACGATATACCATCAACGTCAAAACCAGCAAAAAACCATATAACCTTGTCGCTGAACCGAATCGGAACAAGGCCGATATTTATTGCTTGGCCCGATATTTCCCAGAGACAGACAGGGCCATGTTGTTGGGCTGGCAGTGGTCAAAAATCATCCACCGTGGACAATTGCGGAAGCTGACGGACAATGGCGTATTCTTGCACGTCATGCCAATGTGCGAATTGAGAGATATGAAAATACTGAAAGATAAAATGGAATAAAAGTTGACAAATTATTTGAGTGCAATAAAAAGATAACGGCACTCACGCCAAACGAAAAAAGGAATGAAAACAATGTATATCGAAGCAATCGTCATGGACCAAAATATTGTTCCGTTTCCCGTTAAACAGAAGCCTAAAGCAAAACCGGAAGGCTCCAGATACAATTTGTTCTTTCGGAAACTGAAAATAAATCAAAGTTTCACCTGCCCCAACCAAGCGGGTTTAGCTGTTCGATCCGCATTTATCTACTATAAGCGCATGGCCAAACCCAATTTTAAATTGGTTAGTCGGTCAACTCCAGATGGAAAGCGCATGCGGTTCTGGGCCGTCCCGAATGACAAATCGTGACGATGTAGGCACGACAAAACGTGGCTCCCTCTCTCAACGGCGCAAACTAGCTATTTGGGAGAGGGAACACGGCAAATGCATGATTTGCACCGTCAAATTGACAACAGGCAAATTTATCTTTGAACATGTTCGTGCGCTTGAACTTGGCGGTTCGGACACAGATGAAAACATCAGGTTGACATGTCTTGGTTGCGCCAAAGAAAAAACAAAAATCGACCACCAAACGGCGGCGAAGGCGAAAAGGTCCAAAGCGAACACTCTTGGATTAAAGTCGCCCTCGAAAACGCCTCTGCCGTTCGGGAAGAACAGCAAATTCAAAAAGAAAATGGACGGAACTATCGTCCCCAGATGAAGGAAAATACAATGGCAACCGCACCAGAAGTTCTGGCCCTCGCCAACCGCACTTATGCTGACCGCAGTCAGGAATACGGAGCAATCAGGACATCTTTTACCCGCATTGCAACCATCTCAAGCACTGTGCTGGACAAGACAATTACGCCTCACGACATTGCTATTGTCATGATCGCATTGAAGCAGGCACGGATTACGTCAAACCCTCAGCATTTGGATTCGTATGTTGATCTGGCGGTATACGCTGCAATCGCCGCAGAACTGGCTACAACCCCCAAGATGCCACAGGTAGGGGAACCATTCCTTGCTAATGTGGAAGCCGCTCTACACGCCGCTGAGTGACATTACAGGCTGGGGATGGGTAACTGTCTCCAGCCTTATGACCAATTGAGAATAATTTTTCCATTAGCACCTACACCACCATAAAGTCCTTGTGTAGTAGGGCCGGATGCGCCACCAGCAGCAACAACTAATTGGATTGTTGTCCCTGCTACAAGTTGGCTTGGGTTATATGTTTTAGATGCATATGCGCCACCGCCGCCACCGCCCGCAATAGCCCAAAACTTTGCCCCCCTATCACCAACCATTCCCTGCCCCCCACCACCGGGGGGGTTGCCAGCAACACCATTTGTCCCCGCCCCCCCATTTTGGTTAGGTGTATCGCCCCCCCCGTTTGGCGAACCACCACCATGAGCATTATTATACCCAGTGAAACCCGCACCGCCATCATAGCCAGATGTGTTTACATCGCCGCCTGATGCAGTTCCACCTGTTCCACCATAGCCAGACGGAACGCCACCGCTTCTGTCTCGTCCGGCATTCCCGCCCCCACTACCACCATTAGCAATAACTGATGCCGCAAATGAACTTGCACCCCCTGCTACACCATGAAGATTTGGATTATCAGGGTCTGTAAATGATCCAACTGTTCCACCGCCGCCACCGCCCCCACCGCCGCCGCCCCACAAAACAACACTAAAACTCGTGCGAAATAACGGGACTACAAACTGATAAACTCCGGGAATTGTATATGAAACACCGCCATCTGGTGACGGGACAACTGGATTTGTGCCTGTTTTGTTGTAAAAGTCTGAAAATGCAATTTGACCAGACGGAAACGTGCCTGTTGTCAAAGAATTAGGCACATACCAAACAGTGCCACGATACGCATTTAAATCATTCCCGCGATTGAATGCAGAATTGATGTCAAACATCGTAATTGTGCCGCTGGATGGAGTAGCCATTATTTGTTCTCCAGTTTTTTCACCTTGGCATGCAATTCGTTGATAGCTTGAACCAATAACGGAACAAGACGTTCATACTGGATTGTAAGATAATTTTCGCCCGTCAAACTGCCGCCATCGCCATCACGGTCAAAAGGTGCAATTTTTACTGCTTCAGGCATAACCTTTTGCACTTCTTGAGCAATCAAACCAACCTGCGGCACATAATCATTATACCCAAACTGCTCGGCTTTTTTGTTTTGCGTGTAATAGTAGCCTGTCAATTCCCCGACAGTTTCCAAAGCATGCTCAATTTCATTGGAGATTTCTTTTAACCGTCGATCGGAATAATACGCAATGATGTTGCCTGTCGAGGTGATTGCACCCGATGCATTGATTGCACCAGCCGTAGTCAAAACACCAGCAGTGCCTGATGGGGCAACCCCAACGCCTAATGAAGCAAATTGCGTGGTAGTAGATGTTTTCGCCAAATCCTGCGGCAACGCTACAGGAACGACACGGTCATCCGCATAATAGCAATTGTTGCCATTAGAGAAAACGAGGCTTCGCACACCCTGCCCACACAATACACCCGTGCTGCCTGTGACAACTGTTTTGATGGTGACGGTGAACGCCCCAGTGGTTTGATTGTCAACAATCCACATACCGCCAACAGCAACGGTTGTGCTGCCTGACACAAACGGAATGAAGATAATAACATTGGCAGTTAACGCACCTTGGATCACGATCCGCTGGTTCCGAGCATCTTGCAGCGTCAAATACACATTTGTGTTGATGGTAGACACGGAAAATGCCGAACCCAACGCAGCATCCAAGACGTCCATGTCGCTATTGAGCGGGACGTTCCAATTGTTAATGTAGTCGTTGTTGCCGGGCTTTTCGATGTATTTGTTGGTGGTGAATGTCGAAACCATTAGATCGAACCTCCGAGTGTTTTCTTGGCGGTGTGTAGTGCGCTTACAATAGCATCATCAGGCATCGACAGCATCTGTTCAGTTTTACCGCCAATAGCTTTGCGTGTCCGAACAGCGTCCTGCGCCATAGAAATAGCATCACGCATTACACGACCACCCGCCTTGCGACCCTGCCGATCCTGCTGGTTCAATGCGATGCTTGGGTGAGATGCAAAATATTTGGCAAGATCGTCTTCCATTTTAGTCAAGACAACACGCACACGCTCATTGCCACGCGCCGCATCGATCAGTTGCTGTTGCACCTTGGGATCATCTGACAGAGCCATATCAAGCAATGCGCTCGCACGACGATCTGTCTGCCAATTTACAGCCCCCTTAGTTCCCCATCCTGCTGCGGCAAGAGCGGTTACGCCAATAAGGGTTACGGGGTCTTTGACATATTGCAACAATTGAGGAAAATGTTCGACAGCATAAGCACCAGCAGAACCAATAGCCGCACCTGTTCCCGTGCCAACAGCAAGTTGGCTTGCAAGAGACTTGTTCTCAGCCTTTGCGCCAATCTCTTTGGTCATTGCGGCAATGCGGTTCATACGCAAAGCCGTATCAATCCCATTGAAGGCATCTTCACCAAGGACGGTTTTATACCGATCCATCGTTACCTTGTCGTTTGCCGCAAACACCTTTGCCGCCTGAGCGGGGTTTTCCTTGATGTTGTTGGCAAGACCCTCAGCCATGTTGGCCTTTTCTTGCGGGCTAAATTTGGTTTTGAACGCATTGATCTGGCGGTTCACTTCAGACGGGTCATTCGTGCGACGAGCGACATTTGCCAGATCAAAGAAGTTGCTACCCGCATCAAACGCATTGTCGGCCTTGATATAGCGACCAGCGGTGTCCACAGCCGTGCGGTAGGGAGGAACAAGGGTTTTTAAGTCCTCAGTCAACTTCCTAGTCATTTCTTTTGTAGCATTGGCGGCTGATCCGTTTCCGGAAATGTATTGTTGATTGGTGGTGTCGTTTAGCCCACGCTTGACCCAATCCCAAAACTGCAAATTTGGCTGTTCAGTGTTTGGCGGCAAAACCCATTGTTTATCATCATTTTTGACAAAGGGGTTCTGAAATGGCGGTGCGCCTTTGGTATACGCTTCCTTGTTGGACTGATTTACAGCCCAATCAATTGCGCCCTGACCTTCCTTGGTATTGATCAAAGAGTTAAGTTCGCCATTCCAAATGTTCTGCGCGTTTGGATGTGCAAAGGCTTCTTTGTAGGCTGGGCCATTGATTGTGCGAGCCTCAGCAGCAGCGGCTTCACGGGATGCAAACGTGTCAATTGGTTTGCCAAAAACCCCATCAATTGATTCGCCCAGTTTTTTGGTGCTTTCCGACAAACGACGAGCCAGATCATCATTGATGTCGGCAACGCGCTGGTCTTCTGGATGACGCGCCGCTGCCTGATTCAACCGATCCTTTGCGCCATGAATGTCCGCGATAGAAACATCCTCGCCACGGTTCTTTGCGGCGTTGTATTCCTCAATCGTCATGCCACGCTTAGAGGGGGCCGCAGAAGCCGCCTGACTGGCTTTCTCGGTAAGAGCGTTAACTTCCCCATACATGGGGTTCCACAGGCTCTGCAACGCTTTAACTGGGGCAGAAACAGCGGTTGTAACTGCTTTGACAGCCACAGGTGCAAAAGTGCCGACAGCAGTTCCCGTTGCCACACGCTTAGCGGCTTCTTCAGGTGTTTCGCCCGGCACTGTTTCTGGCATAGCACTCAGACCGCCAACAGCACCGCTTTCAGCCATCTTGCCAAGGAACGGGGCATACTTTTGAACCAGAGGAGCCGTCAATTCTCCAAGTTGCGTCACACCCTTCTCAATGCCTAATTCAGGAAAAGCGAAAGCGGATGCCGCACCAAAAGTGCCGCGAGCCAAATTGTATGACTTCGGATTGGCCTTTTCGCGCTCCTGCTCTCTGGCCTGAGAATGAGCCATCCAATTGCGGTATCGCTCTTCAGCCGTTTCACCTTCACCAGCACCTAGTGCCGTAGCGGCACGAGCCATCCCACGATACATTGCAGGGCCAACGATAGGGACATCCTGTGCGCGTGGCAGCAGCAAGTTTGCACCTGATTCGCTTTGTGCTTCTGCGGCAGCGGCGGGGCGATATTTCTCAACGCGCTGTTGATGTTCTTGATCTGCAAGCGATGTATTGGCAATACGGGCCAATTCTTCATCACTCATCTGGGAAAAATTTGGTGCAGCCGCAGGTGAGGAACCAGCAATTTTTGCCAGTTCCTCATCAGTCATTTTGCTGAAGTCCATTATGGTCTCCCCTGCTTACGCCGTTCAATTTCAGCCTTAGCCTCATCAATGTCTTTTTGAGTATGATTACCGCCAGATGAAGGAGGAGCAGAAGAAGCCGTTTCAGTCGAGCGTTTGTTTCTCAAGACTTCAATGTCACCCTTTGACATGCCAGCAAAATACTTGGTTCCGTTCACGACCTCTTTCTCGTAATTTTCATATGGATGCTCCTCGCGGAACTTCTGCATGAAGACATCATGGTCGCCTTTCTTGCCGCTCTTAATCCAAGCCTCAAACATGTCTTTGTCGTATTCGGCCCGTGCCAATTGACCAGTTAACAGTGCGTATTTTGCACCCGCAGCCATGTTTGGTTGAGAAACGGTCAGCAATGCTTCTCGCAAAGCAGTTGCAGGTGCTTTATTGGCCTGATTTTCCGAAATGGCTTTAAAGGCTAACGTCACGGCTTCTTTCATTGCCAGATCATTACCAGCTTGTTGGGCCTTCATGTAGTCATCAACAAAGTTCCGAATGCCGGGAATTTCTTTCATGATGCCGATCATGTCAGCCTTGGCTTCAGACAACCTGTTCAATTCAACCTTTTGGTAAACATTGATCAGGTTCTGCGTCAAAGCCTTTTGGCTTTCATATGATTTTAAATGGGTGGCGGCTTCCTCCGTAAATTTGCTTTTGTTTTCGGCCTGCTTTTTGGAAAATTCTTCATCTGCCACACGAGCATTTTTAGCGGACGCCAATTCAGGGATTGGCCCAACCGAACCATCCATAAACCGAACATTTTTGTCGCCAGCCATGATCTTGTCGGCTTCTTCACGGTAGTATTTAGCCTGCGCCCGTGCGGATGCTTCGGCCTTATCGTCTTTAATACGCTGTGCATTTGCGGCAATGCGCTCCTGCTCAACCGCCTTGTTCCGCAGAATATCGGGGTTGTAGTCAGGGTGGACGTTCTTAAACACATCCGCGTTCACAGGCGGCTGTTCAGGCTTACCCGCTTCGGGTTTGCCAACCTCTGGTTTTGGCTCTGCCGTCTTTGGTGCAGTGGTTGGTTCAGGCTTAGGTTCGCCCGTTGTGACCTTGGGCTGTTCCATCTTGATTGGAGGTGAAACCTGTGGCTGACCAGATGGTGCGGCTGTAGATGCGCCAGCCTCAGCAGGTGACAGGCCATACTGACGAATGATTGCCTGCAACTGACGCTGGTATTCTGCTTCGGGGATTTCCGTGCCGTTAACCGTATCGCGGTAAACAACGCCTGTCGCAGTTGGGATTGGGATAAAGCGAGACTGCCAGAACTTGAGAGCCTCAAGGTTCTTGGTCTTTTCTTCAATGCCGACACGTTTTTCAGACACAGCGGTTTCGCGCTCTTTGAAACCAATATCAGCCTGTTGCTTTTCCTGAGCCTGTTTATTGGCAAGTGCATTATAGTATGTTTGGAGACCGCCAAGACCGCCTTCGCCAATCTGTTGACCTAGGTGACGCCCACGGCTTGCCATCATGCCAAGACCCGCCGCAAACAAGCCCATTTTAGCTTCATCTGACATAGGTGACCCAGTGACACGTTCCAGCAAAGTGCGTGATGGGCCTTCGGTATCCATCAAACGTTCACCAAGACCTTTTTTGGTCCAATCAGCAGGTGGAACAACAAACCCAGCGGGACGAGCATTGCGCGATGGCATGTCGGGATCAATCGCACCTGCAACTCCGCTACCAGATGGGGCAGATGCAGTTTGAATAGGCGATTTCCCTGCAACTCCTGCTACAAAACCTTCAGGCAATTGAAAATTCGGATTGAATTTTCCACTCTCATCATAGGCAAGGTTTTTCAGTTGCCCAAAATTGCGCCCGAGTTGAACATGAAGCGGGTCATTAAATTCACCGCCATATACAAGTCCGGGGATATTTTGTGCAATTGCAGCAAGTTTATCGCGGTATTCTGGTTTATAACCCGCGAAATCTCCAGCGACACCGTAATTATGCCCGCTTTCATATGGGTTTGCTACAGGAAGACCCTGATACGCACCACGCCGATTTGCTGCTTTGTCGGCAACCAGACCTGCCTGTTGTTGTGGCGACCGATACAATGAGCCGGGGCTAATAGGCATGCCCTGTTTATTTGCTTCTTCAATGAATTGGCGAAATTTAGGTGAAAATTCTGGGTGCAATTGCGCGTAAACATCGTTGCCAGTTGCAACTTCAGATGCCTTTTTATAGCCTCCCAAAGTGCGGGCGGGTGGCGTGACTGTTTCTTTTGGCACTTCAACAGGCACAACACCTTGCGGGGTTTTAACAGGAACAACAATTGTTTCGTCTTTTTGTGCCATCAATGCACGAAGTTCATCAGCAGCAGGGGTCTCGGATACAGGCCCGCCCCCATCATAGTGACCACGAGGCACAACACCACCGTCAGCCATGCCGAAAATGCCACTTAGACCACTTTTAATGGATTCCATAAGACTTGGATCAGCGTATGCAGCAGGATCAGCAGATGGGTTAAAGTCCGGCAACTTTAACTTGTCCATAGTTAAACCGCTGAAATCACCTTTTTTGCCCATTTCGCCCAAGGCTTTTGATGCTGCAGACTCGCCAAAACCAAGGCCAGTCTTCATGGCATCCTTAGCCCCTTGAGGCATTGCATTCAGACCCTTCATGATCTGAGAGGCGGTGTTATCCTGTGGCGGTGCGGGTGGTGGCTTGGGAATTGTTGATTTTCCAACAGGGATATTTGCCTGTGGAATATACCCAAGACCTTTTGCCAGCCCAACATAAGGCATCATACCAAACTGTGGTGCGCCACCATCAGCAAATCCCATAGGGACAAGACCGCCAGAAGCAAAATGGCCACGCTCTGCTGCATCTTCAGTTGCGGCATCATAATTGACCTGCTTGTAGCCATTCACTTCTCGAACGGCATCCGGGTGTGACTTCTCAACATCTTGAGCCATCAAACCTAGTTGAGGCGCAGAACCATCTTTCATGCGATATTTATAAATTGGCTGGCCATCAAAGGTTTTACCAACAACTTCTTTGTCTTCCTTCAAGCGTTCGTCAGACCACATAAACATAGAAGCGGCAGATAATGCTGGCCCGATGATGGAACCCGCACTGCTTTGTGATGGGCCAGTTGTTGAACTTGTGCCGCCAGATTGCGAACCAATGCCTTCTGCAATATTTGCAAGCCAAGATGTTTTCTGAAATGGATAAGCCTGTTGTTGCAAAAATTGATTGTAAAGAGCCTGATCCTGCGCCTGTTTGGTAGCCTGCTCTTGTGCGCCAGCCATCAACTGAGCCTGTGCGCCGGACAAAGCAGCATTTTGCGCCCCAGTTCCCAATTGACCAAACTGTGCGCCAGCCGCAAGTTTGCGCTGCTGATCTGCCTGCTGCTGTGCAATATTTTGGTTGTATTGACCCAAAGCCTGCCCATAGCCGCTTTGCAGTAGGTTGCTTAATGTTTGACCCGTTGACAAACCTTGCTGACGAGCAAGTTCACCTTGTTGGATGCCGTAACGATCACCCCCATAAGCACCTTTGGAAATAGCCGAGCCAGCCAAAGCATTACGTTGAGAAGCATTTTGCTCATTAATGTTAGCCATAGTGCTGCCAACCACACTGTTTAAGTATGGCGACATGTATGGTTGAAGGCCAGCCTGTGAAAATGCGGGAGTTACGCCTTGGCCACCTTGAGCGGTCAACCCCATGCCGTAGCCATATGCAGGCAAAGCCATGCCTTGCGCGTTATTTACGTTTGTGATGCCTGCCTGCTGAGTGGTAGACAATGGCGCGGTAAACTCGCCCGTGTAAGGTGTAAAGGATGTGTTTTTGTAAATGTCCTTGGCTTCGCCAGTGACATACTTGTATTCATCCTCAACCCATTTTGGAACGGATTGCGTTGTAGTTGTTGTGCCGCCGCCTTTGCCACCACTCATATTAAAATCCTAAGAATTAGTGCTGCGTATCAGCGTCTTCTTGAAAGTGACCTGTTTCCCGACCATACAAGAAAAATGCCCCAGCAGGTGGGCCAAATTGCTTCTGGTATAAAGCCACTTTAGCACTTGTTCGATCATTTGACAAAACCCCAATTAACAAAGGAAGACCAGTCCCTTCGGAAACCTGTTTGGCAAATGCTATCAACTTTTGCACTCGTGAATCTTTAGCATGGCGGTAGTCAGGATGCACAAAGATGCTCATTTCCTCCAAGAACCGTTCATCCGAATACCAATAAAACGATGTCTTTAAAAGGATCAAAGCCTCCAGCTTGTCTTTGGGGCCGATGACCCCGACAATACCATCCAACTTGTGCAGTGCGGGCCGCAAGTAACTCAGCACCCGATGCTCGTTCAATTTAAACAGGCCGTTTTCGTTATGGTTCACGCGAGCAAGGTGCATGATGCCATCTTCGTCTTCAGGGCCAGCAACACGCACGATCGCATCAGTGGTAATCAGTTGCGGTTTTTCACGCCGTTTCCGTTGACCCTTTGATAAACGAATGCGTTTCTTCTCCAGCACCAGTTCCATAAAAGACCCCTTAATCCTTTTTAGGTCCGGGCAACTTCTGAAGTGTCTTGATGGTCTTGGCCCGAACATGCTTCACAAATTCATCAAGCACCTTATGACCTGTATCAAGACTACCCTTACCAAAGCCAGCCACTGCATGGGGAGGAATCACATATTCCCCACCTGCGGCAACGATTGGAACAGTTCCACCGCTTGCAAAACGCCCATCATCATGGTGTTCAGCATTCATGCCATCAACGATCATAAAGCCGTTCATGGTATTGCCTTGACCCAATGCCGACACAATGTCCGCAGGAATGACATAGCTACCCGATGGGACATGCATTGGAAGATGATCTGTGCGGCCTGCAACGGGGCTTGGAATTGGGCCTACATGCACCTTGCCAGCATCGCCACCCTTGGCATACCCGCCAGAGGCATAAGGTGAGTTGCCAGCCGCCAGATCAGCCTCACGCGACTTATACAGCGGCGCGTTGCGGATGAAGTCCAATGGGCTTTCTTCACCGCCAGTGCGCTGAATGCGGGAATTATCCCAAATGCTTGCTTCAGGACGTTGTGGAGGTATTGGGACAGGCCGAGAGGGAGACCGTGCGCCGCCAACACCCTGTGACATTTTTGGCGGTTCCTGACCAACTAAGGCATTCGACCCGTAGGTAAAGTCACCGTAATTATGGGCGTAATCATGGGGCTTGATGTAGTCCAATGTATCCATTGGTGCGCCGCTCAAATTGCTGGTTTTAGGTTCAGGACGAATGGCATTGTCCATGTCGGGCAACAATGACGCGTCCATGTCTTGCAATGATGCCTTGCGCCGTTGTGCCGCAATCATCTGTTCCTCACCCGCGTTTGCAGGAGTGGGAGCCATAACCATTCCTGCCGCTGCCGCAGGAGACGCATAACGTCCCATTGGAAGCACACGACGAGCAATTTCCATTCCTCGATCAACCAATGATGGCAATCCAGTGGGTTTCGGTTGTGCTGGGTCGTTTGCGTAGGTTGTATAAATGGTGTCGCCAAAGTTTGGTGCTGGCATATTCTTAGGCATCGCTGGAAGATTTGTAATTTGCTGTGTCGCTGGAACACTGCCAATAACAGATTGGGCCTGTGCGGCGGCAACCTGTGGTTTCACGCCCAAATCAACCATGCCCTGCACAAACTTATCTTGAGTGATGCGACCTTCCATCAGTGCCTGAAGAAGGCTATCAACGCTTAACGCGCCGCCCCCCATTTTTTTGGTTCGCCGAGCAATGTTTAGGGCTGCTGCGATAGCCTGATCCTGCTTATGACCAGAATGCATCATTTCGCTGATGTTTTTGCTAATCGTCTTTTGTGAAGAACCATGTTTCAACGGCATGTTGCACCTTTATACGGCGGGAGTGTAACCGACACGAAGGTTCATGCCAGCGTCAGTTTTAAGAACCAAGCCATTTGCGAATGGCAGTTGAACAGTTTGGTAAGGCGCAAAATATGCCGCGTTCGCTGGCAAAGACGAATAGATCAAGTTTGTGGCAGAAATCCCAGCAGTTGTTGCGGAGTCATAAACGTAAACCTGCGCGGAACCAGCGCGAACAGGAATTGAAATGCTAAATATTTTCCCCGAACCAGCGTAAACAAGCACCGTGCTGGATGCGGCAATTGTTGCGCTCATTGTTGACGGGAAAGTGTTTGTCAAAAGAGACGCAATTTTGGCATTGAGGCCATTGATCGCAACGACACCATTTTTCTGGGTTGTTAAAATATCGTCTAAAGAAGCCATTAAAATCTCCCATCCGGCTGGAATCGATACCGAAGATTACCAACGCGCCAAAACGTCCCAACATCATTTGATGATATTTCGATCGACAATAATCGCTGCCTAATGCGCGTTGAAATGTATTGCGTGTTTTGTGTCATCGTATACGGGCCATATTGAACAGGCGTGTCCCCAGCGTAATTGGTCCCGTAAAACGTAATGTTTACAGTGGCGTTTGGTGTTCCACCGTATGCGCCCCATTTCATATCAGGCCAAATCTGATCAACAAAGATCATGTGATCTCCCTCATCACCCACCTGAAAATAACCAGTGCGGAATGATGAGTTCATTGGGATCACTTGCGACCCGTTATATGAGTCATACCCAATTTCATGCTGGTAAAGGTATACTGGGCTGCTGGATGCACCGATTGGCGAACCCAGAACTGACTGATCTGTCCATGCCGTGCGATCCAACACCCCATAATCCCATTGCTGAATTTGGGTGTTGTATTTTACATATCGATCATTTTCTGTGCTGTTTTCAGAAGGATAAAACCAAGTGACTTCACCAAACTGGCTGTTTGTGGCGCACCGGATTTTTTCCGTGTAAGGCCGACCATTAGGAGCAATGCTTGTGTTCAAATCTTGATACACCACATCCCACACGGGGCATGCAATAGTCTGAGGGCCATTTGATGACAGCAGGTTAAATTGGCTTGGTGACATCCAATAAACCACGTTGTTCAATGTCCCAACCGATTTTGGAGAAATTGCACCCACGCCTTCGCCAATTTTGTTGAACCCATAGACCAGCGGCGGGCCAATATATTGCATTGCCCACAACGACTGATCAGTCCAAAACAAAGCCTGCTGCGCCGCTTGGATGCCTGCTACAATACGACTTCCTTCTGGAATGTCATATGACCCAGCTTGATTTGTCGCTGTCGCATACCAAACTTCGGGGTTATTGACGTCTGACCAGCGAATAGTCAGCGGCTCTGGAGTTCCAATAAAGGATGAGCCAAACGTCACAATCTGTCGCTGCGGCATAAGCATGAACATGCCAAAATTTGCCAAAGGTGCATTTGGAATAACGTTTGCCGTTTTAGACCCACCATCAGGAGACCAAAGATACAACGCGCCATTGTAAGGTGCGGCAAGCAAATACTGACCGAAGTTGGCAAGATACCAATCATCATTGTTGACCAGTTCAATACCACCGCGCTGGTTTGTTGACGTTTGACCCGTGCCGTAACCGCCAATGCCGTAACCGTTTCGACCATAACCCCCGCCAAGGCCATACACACCCTGAGCCAAGAAATAGTAATAATAAGCCTGCGGGTTGATAAACAACAGCCCACGGTTACGCAATGCAGGATCATTGTCTTCAGTTACGATAAAGTTGCCGTTTTCAGTGCCTTCCCCCATCAGGAAGATGCTGTTCATGGTAGTTGAACTGGCGGTTGCTTGGAAATTGGCGCGAATGACGTAATTGTCCGCATCAATCACTTTGATGACAAGATATTCGTTGTTGATGACCAACCCGCCAACATTGGTAGGGGTCAAAAACGCAACAAAATCACCAACCTGTTTGCCATGATTTGCAAGCGTAACCGTAACGTCTGGAGAACCTGCTATTGTGGTGAAGACGATCAGTGCGCCACCATTGGTAGTTGTGGTTGTGGCAATAAACCCTGTGTCAATTTGGTATGAGTTAACATCGATACGCGCATAAACTGGATAAATCCCGCTGATCACACCACCGCCAACAGCAATTGGTGTGCGTATCCAAACCGAATCACCTTCAAGGATGTCTTGCCCCGGATCAACAATGGTTGCGATGCTTGAACCTGTTGTCATTGAGACATTAGTATTGACCTGCGAAATTTTATACTGAGGCGTGATAATGGACCGTGAGCCATTATTAAGGACGCTTAGGCTATTGTCCGCGCCAATGCCAAGCCACTTATTTTCGTTCAAATCTTGCCAAGCGTGGAGATCACGGACGATGGATTCAATTGGGTTTGTAAAATACGGAACCCAACCACCTAATTTTTGAGCCAAACCAATGCCGTTTCGGTCTGGCAAAAACCGAATCAGGTTAGATTGAGACATTGCCGCTTCGTTCAAAGCAGGTGTCTTTGTCGTATCAATCCCCGGAATGAGTTTTAGCGCACCGTGTGGCATATGACCTTACCGTGTTGGGGATGCGACAGGCGCAGGAGCCATAGATGACCATGCAGCGGCTTGGAATTTCTTGCGGGACTCTTCCACCATCGCACTGGCTTTCAAAGCCTGATACTGGCTCTCGTATGATTGGGCCATCTGGGGGTCATCGTTCATGCGACCAAAGTTGCGCTGATAAGCACTGATGTAAATCATCGATGCCATAATCATCAAATCCGGCAAATAAACGCTGATGTATGTTGTCGTGTTAGTGGCGGACAAAGGCTCTGCGCGGATTGTTCCAGTCAAAATTACATTGTAACTGGTGTCAGCCCACGGCCCAAACATGACGTTTTGAAATGTTTCACCGCCGCTTGCTGCGTCCCCGCCATAGACGGCAAATAGTTGCGGCGTCCCCGGCGATCCACTGCTGCCCCAGACGTTCTGCAAATACTCTTTTGTCACAGGCAGCAAAGGCGTAATTGTGCCTGCGGAATTTTGAACCTGTATTGTTTGCAACGTGATAAATGCACCTGTCGCAATGTTCAAAATGTTTGTATTGGCGGTCAGGCTATAAGTCGTATTTGATGTCATTGTAGATAGGAAGTCCAAATCGCGCTGCATACGCAATTCGGCGTAGTTAATCATCTGCGGAATGATGATCTGGTAATTCGGATCATTCACAGGAACCACAGCCATAGTCGCAATCTGCTGCACATATTCGGTGTAGTTCATGCAGAAAAATCCTTAGCCAACCATATTAAACGCCATCTGCTCGACTTCAGCCACGCGGCGACCCCAACCTTTGCCGAATGTATCCCATGTGGGCAGCCCTTGCAAGAAAGCCAAGCGCGTCTCGCAAATGTCGGAGGCCAAATGGCGAGGATTGCATTCCGCAACCGCCTTGAGTGTAGCAGGGCCGATCGACCCATCGTCAGGCACACCAGCGGCTTTCTGCAACATCTTTGCGGCGCGGCGTGTCCCGCTATTTACCGCCAGATCAAACACCGCATAATCGACACCATCCGGCAGGTCATCGCAACGGCAAGCGTCCCAAAACATTTTTTTATACAGCGGCGCGACCATGTCAGGGGTCAGGCCGCGCATGGTGGCCTCGTCAACTTGATGACCGACATACAGTTCGTAGGTCGTTTTGGTCACGCCAAGGTTGGTCATGCCGCCGGGGTCTTTTGGATTGTTTGCGTATCCACCTTCGTGCTTCAACACCAATGCAAGGCACTGTTCAAAGTTGTCTTTCATCACTTGCTTCCCAAGTTTTTGATCAAATCATCTTTTGCGTGTGAACCGCTGGACGATCCAAACCAGAAGGACAGAACCAGCATCAATGCCCCGTCAAGCGTCCCCAACACACGGGCAATCAGTTCTCGCATGCTTGGGTCAATCACGGTCGTAAACAGGTAATACTGGATGAAGACCCACGCCACAATGACAGAATAAGACAGCACGGCAGGCGTTTGCACACCCGTTGCGACCATCATGTCACGGGCAGATTTACGGTCACCAGCGGCAATCTCTTCAAGGTTGATGTCCAACTGCTTCATTTGAACTTTGAAGTCCGCATCGACCTTCTTTACCGCCGCCAACTGCTCTGGTGTTGCGTTCATCATGGCGGTCTGAACATCGTCCGCTGATGCTTCCGGCGAAAGGCCCAATGCGCCAGCCAATGCCTTGACCGCCATCCCCGCGACTGGCCCACCAATAGCCGTTGCTATCGTTGGAGCGATTTGACCCAAAAGGCCACCGATCTTTGAAAGGTCCATTCACTTGTCCGCCTTTGCATCCAGTTTGTCATAAATACGCTGGAACATGCTTTCGATGTGTTCCATGCGTTTGTCCATGTCATCTTTCTTGACGTATCGTTCAGGAAGGTTCACTTCCAAAGTGTGCAAATCAACCCGCAATTCTTTTACCGCATCCCACAGTTGACGGGCAAACCATCCCATCACTGATAAAGCTGCACCGCCAAGGAGATTAATGACGTTTTGCATTTCCATTTTAGTCCTCGGTAGGATCAGGGGGAGGCGGGGCCAATTGCTTTTCAGCGTCCACCTTAATGGAAGCAATTAAATCTGCAACCTCAACATAAGGCCGCTGGCCCAATGCACCGAGTATTGTGTTCACCTGAGCGACCGTCAAGTTAAGGGTAAGCATGGTTGTTTTCCTTATGGATAAAAGAGGGTAAGGAAACCCGCTGTTCCAGCAGATTTTGTCCATCCAGATGTTTGATTGGCTGTAAGCACCGACCCGACTCCCGTAGTCCATTTGGATGTAAACGTGCTGGTTGCAGGGCTTCCCGTGTAAGCAGCATTATTCCAACTAATATTGGCGTAACTGCAAACAACATTTCCACTTGGCTTGGCAAAGTTTGGAGCCGCCGCCAAATTTGCAGGAGTGCCTTGAGATGTGATGATAATGTTGTTTCCGGCAGTTCCGTTTAACTCAAAGTTATCCGTAAATATCGTAGTTGTTCCGCTTACAAAAAGAATGGTCTGGGGGGAAATTGTGTTTTTAATGCTGTAAAAAGAATTGCTCCCCCTGATTAAATTTATGTTTCCGGCTGTTGTGCCTGCCAAGATAAGAGTAATTCCATTGTAGGCAACACTCCCACCGTCGAAAATTCTTGTTGTTGTTGAACCAGTGAATGCCGTAAGTTCAATGGACCCCGGTCCTGTTATTGTCATCCCAGTTCCAGTTGCAACTCCCCAAGCGGCTGATAGGCCTGTAGCAACAATTTTACCAGACGCAAACGTAATGCCTCGCGTGTTTGAATTGTTTGAACTGAAATTGACAACTGTAAGTGTTTTTCCGTTCAAGTTTAAAGTGCCAGAGGTCAAAGTCGTTGTATTTGTTCCGGAACCCATTGACATATCGTTGGCGAGGACATAGGAACCCATGCCAGCAAATGTCACAGGGCAATTCAATGATGTAGCATTGGTGGTAATGTTCTGCGTTCCAGTGCCATTGAATGTCATTGCAACGGTAGATGTAATTTGAGGTGTTGCAGATCCAAATGTCAAATTGCCAGAAACACTCAATGTCGGTGTTGCCATTGTGCCAGTGAAATTGGTCAAATCAAGATTTTGGCATGCAAGAGATACGGAATTGCTTAAATCTGCCCCATACCAAATATAGTCAAATGCCCCATAAGGGTCTACAACCTTGCGGCTTCCTACTGCCCCCGCATATGTCAAACGAAGAATAGGCCGCTGCGCTCCAGAATATGTTGATGTATATCCCGACCCAACGCTAAAATCGACAACAGATGTATTATTCGCACCACCGCCAGTAGGAATAACAATCGCACTTGTTCCAGAACTGCCAAATGCGAATGTAGTTGCCCCAGTTGGCCTTAACAGCCCGCATGTAACAACATAACTATTAAGGTTTAACGTGCAGCCAGATGCGCGGAACTGTTGTGTGATGTTTAACGCACCAACTAAAGTAACAATTGCCGTTGCTTGTGCTGATCCGTTAAAACTAACTAACGTGTATTGAAGGCTTGCATTGTTGGTTGTCAATGTTCGCGTTGTTGCAACAGGAATACTAATAGTAAAAGTTCCAGCACCTGTATATGTAGCAGTTGCGGCTAAAGTGGCATCCCCAGCAACGATAAGTGATGTCGCTGTAGGGATTGAAAGTGTTCCAGCAAATCCTGTGCAATTAAGCCCTACAACCGTGACAGTTGCCGCAAGAACAGAAACTCCAGTTCCTGAGTTAGCATCAAAATATACAAAGTCCCCAGTCAAACTTGTTGGGGCAGAAGCACCTCGTGGACCGCCGGATGTGGCAGACCAGTTACTGGTGTTAGACCAATTTCCAGTTCCCCCAGAAACCCAATACCGATTTGCCATCACTCAACCCTTTACACCTGCTGACCGACAGCGATTACGTCCCATTTGCTTGATGTAGAGTTATAGACAATCCCGATGTAAGTCCATTTATTAGCGGCTGTGGTGGCTGGTGGGGTCACACCAATTGATTGCCAGATGGGATTAGACCAATCCAAAGCGCGAGCCGCAGTAGGGCTGTAAATGCGAATAAGAATTTTTTGGCTATTGGTTGGAGTTCCAGATGGAACACCCATAATTGCGCCACTTGCCAAGGCCGTAACATCATATGTGTCGCATGTGTCTGCTGGCGGTGTAAGTGTGGTTGCCGTTGCAATGGAAATCACACGAGGCGTCAAACGCTTGTTGGTCAGAGTCTGCGTTGCAGCATCTGTTACAACAGTGCCGCTGGTTGGCAATGTGATGGTTGTCGAACCTGTGACGGTCAACGCAATGGGGAACGCGCCCACGGTGGACAAGTTTCCAGCCAATGTGAGGGTGCTTGATCCATTGTTGACGCCTGTGCCGCCGCTGGCAGGGTTCAGGATGCCTGCAAGGACAACTGCACCTGTCGAGGGAGACGATGTAAGGCCAGTTAATCCAGTGCTGAACGATGTCACGCCACCGCCAACCGAAGACCAAGCGGTTCCCGTGTAACCTTCAAACGTGGTTGTTTGGTTGTTAAAGCGAAACATGCCAGCGTTTGCTGTAGCAGGACGAGCAGCAGTGTTGCCAACAGGAAGGGTAACTGCACCCGAAGTTGGGAATGAAACGCTGCTGTCAGACGCAATGGTCATTGCATCAGTTGTTGCCGAATTGGCAACAATATGGATAGCATTTGCGCCATATGTTCCGATAACCAGATCAGTTGATGCCGATGCAACATAAGTTGCGCCAGCCAGACTAAACGATCCAGCACCCGAAAATGCAGTGGAGTTAATGCCAAACTCACCAAAGTTTGTGCTGGCAGTCGCAGCATTGTTAGAGACATTCAAGTTCGTGGATGCTGCAGGGTTGTTAGATGTATTTTGAATAACAACTTGATTGTAACTGGTGGTGTTGCTGGCAAACGAAGCCATGATGGCATTGTCGCTATAGCCAAGCGTTCCATATGAATAAATTCCATATGGGCCATTTGCCATGCCAAAGTTTGACGTAAATGTTGTCCCGTTGACTGACGCTGGTGCTGTCGCGCCAATCGTGGTCCCATTGATAGTGCCACCGACAATGGCAACAGCATTGGCGTCTTGGATCGACATTGTGCCAAGGCCAAGGTTTGTCCGGGCGGTTGATGCCGTGGTTGCGCCCGTGCCGCCATTGGAGACGTTCAACGTGCCTGTGAGGGTGATTGCACCTTGCGTTGCACCTGTCGGCAGGAAGCCAGTTGTTCCCGCATTAAACGATGTCACGCCCCCATTGGAGTTAACCCATGTGGGCAACCCGCCAGACATGGTAAGAACCTGCCCCGTGGAGCCAATAGGAAGGCCAGCCAGCGTGGTTGTCCCGGTGGCATACAGAAGATTGCCTGCGGTGAAAGATTGCAGGCCAGTGCCGCCCCTAGCAACGCCCAGCGCACCCGTGGTGATTGCCGAGGCATCCAACTGAATGGTCTGCGACGATGCGGATGTAATCTGCCCCTGAGCATTGACCGTAAACAGGCCAACCTGCGATGCCGCTCCATAAGAGCCAGCGGTCACGCCCGTGTTGGTGATGCTGAAAGTTTGACCCGTAAGGGACAGCCCTGTCCCAGCGATGTAGGTAGAAATGCTGCTGAACTGAACGAAGACAATAGCGGTCGTTCCAACAACAATCGGAAGTGGTGTCTGTTGCACCCACGACGAACTGCCAAATTGACTGCCGCTAATGATAAAAATAAAATCGCCTTGATCAATCTGGTTTGGAAGAACACCAGATGTGTTATAATCCGTAGCGCGGGTCAAAACCCAAGCCACTGAACCAGAGCCAACTGTAGTTACCGTATACACACCATTTTGGGCGGCATTGGTTTGGTTGTGAACAAGGATGCGGTTTCCAACAACAACAGGAACCGTGTCAATCACAAGAGCAGCCAAAGTGCCGCTGTTTGTCAAAGTTGCACCTACACCCGATGTGCCGTTGTTATATGTGGCTGTCAGGTTGGCGGTTGTCGCGCAGTTACACGCATCATGAAATTGCAGCCCGGCGGCAACCAAATCTGCATACTGCTTGTTTACCAAGTCGGTGGCGTTTACAGGTGTGCTGCTAATTGTCCCAGTGGTAAGTGCAATCCCGTCAATGTTAATGTTTTGAGCGGAAGTAAGCTGACCTTGTGCATTAACAATAAGCGATGGGACAAACGAACTTGAGCCATATGACCCAGATGTCACCGTGGTATTAGCAATGCTAATTGTGCCGGAAGTTGTAATAGGGCCACCAGTAAGACCTGTCCCTGTTGCAACGGAAGTGACTGTTGTCGGTGCTGGCAAACTGGCCCACTGCGGATTAGCTGCTGCCCCTTGTGTCGTCAAATATTGACCAGAAATTCCTGCTGGCAAAGAAGTCCACGCCGAATTGTTGCGATACAGAAGCGAACCCTGAGTGTTACCAATTACATTATCAATGTAGTTTGAAAGCGTAATTGCGGATGGGTTTGCGGGTGACCCGCTGATGTTCCCAAGGAATGTCCCCGTGGCAATACCGCCAATGCCAAGCAAGTTTAAAGTGTCAGATGCTGACAAATCTTGCGGAATTGAGGATGCCGAAGTAGCATTGCCCTTAATCGTATTAGCCGCCATTGGGCCAAGATAGCCATTCGTAACACCTTGTGGGTCAAGTGAAATATTGCCAGACGTTGTAATGACCCCCCCGCCGATCGGGGCAATGGCTGTAATGTCGGTAACAGTCCCTTGTGCGCTGATGATTGATTTAATCTGGTTCAGCGTAATCCTGACAGTCGTGTTGTCCTGAACGGCTGGAACAATTTCGGTCCCCGTTACAGTTGTCGCGGCTGGAAGATTATTTATCGGGATATTAGACATTCACCTGCACCCATGACAGAGTTTCTTCATCCCAAGTATACATATTTCCGTCAGAAGGGTAAGGGGTGGGCGGTTCCCACTGGCAAGTTTCTGTATTGAGTAGCCAACTTGGATACGGCTTGGGCGCAATAAACGCATCAAGCACGGCATCATATGTATACCCAATCCCCGCATAATTCTTGCGGAAATTGGCATTGTATGATGTCTGCTTCCAATTTGTGTAGCCGTTAGACCAATCGGTCAGGAACGCAACACCAACAGGCTCACTCTCAGGAAATGGCAAATTACCCAGCGTTTCGTTATTAACGACAATAACGTCAATAACGATATTTTGATCATCTAATTTTGTAAAATGTCCCATATTCCACCTCAAGGGTATGTGATTGAACCGCTGCCAGTGAAGG